GAACCAGGTATATAAAATTGAAAAACCAGGATTATCTTTATTAAAAATATAATTAATATAATTTGTAGCTTGTTCTGCTAAAGGTACATCTTCACTTTTAACCGGCTCACATTTAACTACTTGATCTGATGCAGTAAAAATTCTAAGCAAGTTAGGTAATATTGTTTCAATTGTGTCGGCAACATCTGTACTCACAACCTGGCTACGACCATCTATCTCAGTACCAAGTTTCTCCCCCATATAATATTCCATAGATTTTTTTCTTTGTGAAGTAAGGTTACTTCCCATAAAACCTATAGAGTTATTTATTTCTGAGTTAATGATTGCTCTTAACTGTTCGTTTGTAACTTTGTCTGCCATATTAAACTATATAATTTGTGTTAATTGGAACTTGATTAGTCCAATCTGAAATTTCAGCACCCTGTCCTATTATGCCAGTCCTAAAACTATCGGCACAATGCGATGCGTAATTGTGCATGGGTTTATTTTTAAAGCATTGGTTTTTATCATCCCACCTTTTTTGGTAGGCTTTTAAATACTCAATTCCTGTTTTGCATTTTTCTTTATCAAACCAACAATTCGGCAATGCTTTTCGTACTGCTTCAATTCCATCTTCAATTGACAGCTTTGGAGCTACTTCGCCAGCTATTCCTAATTCTAATAAACTTTCTAATCTTGATTTACCAAAATTACCTATTTCCCTTACTTGAACATCATGGGGAAATATATGTTGAGAATACTCATAGCCTTTTTGATCTAAAACATCTACATAATGATCTAAACCATAACCACTATTTTCATAGTAATCTATTAATCTTATTTCACCTTTGTACTTTTGCACAAACCACATGGCAGTTGAATCGTTAAGACCCAAATCATACCAAACCTCTGTGTCCAGGTTATCATCGTAAGGCACATCGGTAATTCTACCATCCTTTGCTAGACCCTCTATGATAGCACCATAATAAGAACCAGTAATCGCAGCATTGAAACTTACTTCGAATTCTTGGTTGTACAAATCTTTAGACATTACAGCTTTAGCTGCATCTAATTCATCTTGGTCTAAAATTTTTGTATCGCTTGCTTTAAATTTACAAGCATACCAATCTTTGTTTTCTTTTGCTTGTTCGTATAATTCAAAAAAATAATTTCTGCCTTTTGGTGTTCCTATAAACACACACCATCCTTTTCGGTCTGCCAAAGCTGGTCTTATGACTTCTGGAAATATGGTAGGCTTAATACTTTGGGTTTCATCAAACACACATCCATCTAAGAAAATTCCTCTCAAAGATTGATCGTTCTCAGCCCCTAATATTGTTATCCTTGCACCATTTGGTAAATCGCACCTAAGCTCACTTTCGTTGAATTTAGTGCCAGGTATTTTACCAGCGTATGTTTTTATGTAATCCCAAGCGGTGGCCTTTCCCTGTTTGAATGTGGGCGATAGAAACGCATATCTGGGGTTAGGCAAGGGATTTGTTAAAGCTGCTTTCAGCATGTGATTTATGGTCATTACTGTTTTGCCAGCTCTACGATGAAGCACTAAAACACTAAATCGGTGCTTATCAATTTTCTTGTGCAAAAAATTTTGTAATTCTCTTGGTTTGTATGGAATGACTATGTTTGCCATTTTAAAACAAAACCCCCCTTAGTGTACTGTGACACCTCTAGGTACATTTAATAATTGTTCTATTCCAAGATCATCCATAATGTGATGTGAGAAATATCTGCACTCAGTTAAATCATTGAAACCGCCAAAGTGTACTACAACGCTATTGGTAGACTCCATAATGTAGATAACTGCTGAATATCCTTGTTTGCCATCTTCGTAGTCGAACATATTAAAAACCCTTGTTTATTTGTGTGTAACATCCCTAATTTTTTTTTTAGTTACCGATATAGCTTTGGGGTATGGCTTCGTTCAAAACCCCCCAAAATCTAGGTTTAGAACTAAAAACTGATTAGTAATCAATTGGTTTAGTCTATTAACCTTGATAAATAATAATTTTATTATGCCGGTATAGTTTTGGTATAGCTTAGCTCTAATATTTTCTGTAGTTTAGAATAATTTTAGAACAAAATGTGAACATTTAAACCTTAGCTATAAGGTTCGGTGTGCTAGTTTTATCTGCAACTCACATAATATTAAACTAATCCCAGTAAAATCAATAACTTCTACTTATCCCACTTAACAACAAGCGGAGTATTTTTATCAAAATTTAATGTAGTTGCATCCCTTTTCGCATAGTATTTGGGTGCAATTCGTTCTGATTTCCACTTACTTAGATCAACAAATGACTTAATTAAATGTGTTTGTCCTAAATCTGTCTTTTCTTTAAACTTACTGTTCTCAATACTTTCGTTAAGTAAATCTTGTGCATCAGATAATAAATATTCAATACCATCTGTTTTAGCATCTTCGTATTGCTGCCTAAGCTCAGGATCTTTTCTCATCCAGGATCTAAAGGTTTCCCAACATGGTCTATCTTTAGCTTTATTAATTGGTGTCAGACAACTTCGTATGGATTTTCCAACAGCAAGCTCAGATAGTATTTCTTTGATCAAAGTCTTGTTGTATTTAGTTTTATTGGCCATTTTATTAATCTATTTCTGGTTGTAATACTGTTAGCGATAGTGTTTAATAGTGTTATCAACTGATTCTAACGAATCAAAGGAGAGAAATATGTTTAATAAAAATAAAATACTAACTACTCCAATTGTTATGTTTAGAGTTCCTATTCTTAAATACTACAAGAACAAGGATAAGTTCAAATCAGCATTAAACAATAGGAAAGAGTTAAAAAAGCTTAAATTAAAAGACTTTAAGCCTATCGAACATTAATAATCATAGTGGGGTGTAACCTAAGAGAGAGAGAAAGAAAGAAAGGAATAACCACCCCACAATATGATTCAAACTAAAAAAAAAGGTTTTATAAAAAACACTTATTTCAAGTATAATTTTTTTTTCTTACTTATTTGATAACTTGTCAAATACTTTACAAATATTTTGTTAAGTTCTTATTAGCTTGTACACAAGCATCAACCAATGCTCTGTGATATTGGTATCTAATCTTTTCATGGCTATCACCAATATAAAATCTTTTAAGCTGCCTAAAGGATCTGTAAGGAAAATGTCTTAGATACATCAGTTCTCTGTGATCCTTTTTAATATCAATCAACAAGAGAAGTACGAATTCATAGATTGATAATTGTTTTGATGTTGGAACTATCTTGAGTCTAGCAGTAGAGGTTGCCGAATCCTTGTAAGTATTTTTATCTGGAGCTACATCTAACATTTGAAAGTTAGTAGTACATACTGGTTTCTTTACACCTGGTGATATTCTATCTACAAATGCTGCAATACTTAAAAATCTATCTAATTCATCTGTAGTTAATCTAGCTGTGATCATTGTTTATAAATATCCTCTATGTATTGGTTGAATCTATCTTTACTGAGTGATTTTTGTTTATTTTTTATTTCTTTATTAAGATCATGTTGTTTTCTGTTCTTAATTCTAGATTCTTTAGCTTTAGAATAAAAATAATTAGTATTTTTAACTATTTTATTTAATTGTTTCTGAATTATCTTAGGATCTACATACTTAGTCATTACTAACCCTATAGATATGAGTATATAGTTCTATATTAAGATATGTTTTTGATACACCCAAATGAAGTTTTTGATACACCCAATTACTTCCTGTTATTAACTATGTGAATAACTTTTGGATTATTCATGGCATAGTTCTTTTGTTGTTTATTCTTAGCTAAAGTAATTTTTCTTCGCTTATTTAGATTGTGTTGTATATAATCTTGCATTAATTTTTTCTCAAAAACATAATGGTTTGTGCCATTGTTAATTTGTTTTCTAGCAAGCATCCCAAACAACTGTAGTCGGTCAAGGCACTTAGTAAGTGTTCTCCTGGTTTTAATACCAGTTCTTAGCATCAAGTATTTGTGCGATATTCGGCAACCATTAGGTGCAAACTCAAAGGATTTACAAATGACATAGATTAGCTTTTCATGGCTATTCAAGTTTCTGTTGTTAATTAAATCTTTGTCAAATTTTTCGAAATATTTCATCTAAACATACCCAGTTCTTTATCAATTCTCTTTTTAGCTATTTCTATGTACTCAGGATTTAATTCTATTAAAATGGCAGTACGATTAAATTGCTTTGCAACAATTCCAGTAGTACCTGATCCACCAAAAGGGTCTAAGACCACACCACCCTCTGGACAACCAGCTTTAATACATGGCTCAATCAAATCTTTAGGAAAAGTTGCAAAATGAGCTTCCTTGCAAGGTTTAGTAGTAACTGTCCAAACATTTCTTTTATTTTTAGTTTCCATATTACCTACAGCTTTCATATTTCCATTTGACTTCATTCCACCATTACCTCTAGTGCTGCCTTTTTGATTTTTAAGATTTTTTTCTGATAGTCTTGTTATTGTTCCTTGTGCAACTGGCTCTCTTATTGCATCTGCATCATAATAATATTTTCTAGATTTAGTGATTAACCATATTTTTTCATGTGCTGAAGTTGGTCTATCTTTTGTACTCTCAGGCATTGGATTGGGTTTGTGCCAAATAATCTCTGATCTGATCCACCAACCATCATCTTGTAAAGCAATTGCAATTCTATTGGGTATCATTACTAAGTCTTTAGGTTTTAAAGATCCTTGAATAGTAGAAAATGGTTTATCTATAAATGCTCTATCATCATAAACACCATTTGTTTTACCTTTATTTTCTATTCTATTTTTTTGTAGATTTTTTTTCATATCCTTAACTTTTGTGCCATTAACAGTTGCAGCATAGCTATCACCATAATTTAACCATATTGTAGCTGAGTCTTTTAGCTTAGGTTTCATAGCTCTAAAAAGTTCTACAATATTTTGAATATGTTCTTGGTAAGTTGGCTCTAAACCTAATTGTTTATCAATTCTTTTAGCACCACATTTAACACAGTTTTTTTTATCTGATGCTCTATCTGGTTTTTCAATTAATTTATTATTTTTATTATCTACTACTCCATCTGTAATGGTATGTTTGCAATTAGGATCACCACCCTCATAAGATGCAGTTCCATAATCTCTTAAACCCCAATAAGGAGGTGAAGTAACAACGCAATCAACAGAGTTATCCTCTAATTTTTTTATGTTATCAAATACATCACCTTGTAAGAAACTAATCATCCTCACCACCTTTACCTATTTCCTCTAATGGTATTTGTAATATTTCAGATGAATAATGATCTGGGCAATAATGCTTATTGTTTTCTGTAAGCACAGCTGGTGTATCACAATCTTTCATGCAACACTTCTTTGCCGGATCACCATACATATCTAATTCCATGCTCCATCTTTTAAAAATTTAATTGGTGTTAATTTTTCTAATCCTAATGAGTGAACTTTTGGTCGGTCAGCAATGCCAAAGTCAGTTAAAAATCTGTCAGTACCTAAAACATGGGTACTATTAACAAAGCCATGAATTTCAAAAATAGGTGCTTTATCAATTACTAAAATGTAGATTTCGTTTGGCTTACTGCCTTTTGGTCTAATAATTAAACTATTATGCTTTTTAGGTAACTGCGATCTAACTTGTAAATGTATGTCATGAAATATTATGTCAGGGTTAGAGCCATGATTTACATGAAAATTAAATTGTGTATCTAAATATCTGCAAACTGCAAGCTCTGCACAAGCACCACTAATTGATTTTGCTATCTGGTCATTAACTGTGCCTTTATAGTTATGACCCCAATCTTGTTTTAGTCTTAATGACTCAAATACTCTTAGCAACCCAGTTTGTGAAGCTGCCATAATATCGTATAAATCTAATTTAACTTCTATCATATCATACAGACTCCATCACACTCATTTTCAAACATATCTAATTGATCTTTATTTGGATCAAAATCTACTTCATCTAAAGGTTTGCATGACCTATGAGTGTAATTTTTAATATTTTTATCTTTGCTTATTGTTCTAATTTCTTTATCTAGTGCTACTGCATCTGCAAATTCATCTGGATATTTTATTTTTAAATTTTTCCAATATTTGTCATCATGAAATGGACAACAAATACAAGCTGACTTTTCAGGTATTAAAAAATTATTTTTATCCATCCAATTAATACAATCTTGCCTAGACATATTTGCTTCAATTAAGGGATGACGATTTAAAATATATTTATACCAAGAGGGTTTCATTCTAGTTATTTCGTCTTTTGAAATACCTATCCATTGTTCAACATATTTATCTTTTGGAAAATGTTTTCCATAACCTACACCACAAAGTTCTCTTATTTTTTGTTGTATTGGCAAAATTTTATAGCTACTTGTACATTGTCTGCGTATCATTCCTTTTTTGCCAGAAATTGTTTCTTGAGTATAAAAAGGTGCTACAACAAAATCAGTAGTTCCTCTTGCTGCCAACATATCTTCTTTGATGTTGCCTTTTGAAACTTTGTAAATAGGAAAAGGTAAAATTGATTCTAAATATTTTAAGTATTTGTAAGATGACGAATTTTCATACATTGTATCAGCAAAAACACAGGCATCAACTTTAGGAAATTCTCCAACAGCAGACATTAATGCCATTGTTGAACTTTGCACACCAGCACCTAAACTTATAACTGTTAAAGCTTTACTTCTGTTTTTATCTATCATAGCAACCAGTTACCCTCCTGGTCTTTGCAGTACGAAGCTACTATCTGTTTATTGTTGTAAATATAAAAACCCCAAAGCTGACCATTGCCATCTTCAAACTTTGGGTTGTCATACCATGTTGCTTTGCTTTCATAAGCAGAATCACAATCTGTGTAATTTTCAATGTGTATTTTTTCGTAATGTAATCCTTGTTGTGTAAGTAAAACTAAAAACAAAAAGGCTTTCATTTGGCAGTACAACTTT